TTAGGATTGTTCGCCATGTTCTGCCGATACTGCGCCTGACGCGCCGCTTCTTCCGCTTGTTGTTGTGCCGTACGCTGTAGAATGGACGTGTTAAGCGTTTGCGCCTGCTGGCTTCCTGTGAGCATACTTCCTGGCAGTCTGACCGATGGAGTTGTCTGAACAGGCGTAATCGGTTTAGGCTGTATCGGTCCGATGAAATTCGGCGGCATTGTTGCTGCCAAATTTACCGTGGGCGAATTTATAACAGACGGCGTTTGATACTTCACTGCATTTCTGTTCTGCACCATATTATTAAATTTGTCTTCCCAATCAAATTTCCCGGATGTATTTGTTCCGCCGTATCCGAGTTTAGAAAAGAACTTATCTTCCCAATCATACTTTTTCACTGCTGCTGCCATAATCTACCTCGTTAAATTTTTTATTGCATTCTGATAGAAATCGACTAATATAGGATTATCAGCGTCAACCAGCCCTGATTTTATCATATAATCCATAGACGCCTTTATATTGTCTTCGGTGAGCGTCTTCCCGCTTACATACTGGCTTAACAAATTATTGTATTCTTTGTTTACCTCTGTAGCCTGTGAGTTAGCCTGAGAACTTGTCAAAGTAACATGGTCTGTTACCTCGCCGTATTCGTCAACACGGTCAAACGACGTAACCGGTTTAATTGAAATCTGTTTACCTGTTACGCTGTTAGAACTGCTTGTCCCTGTCGTATTCGCAAACGACAGATTGAGCCCCACTTTTGCGGCAAGAGCCTGAGCAGTCGCTTTGTCTCCCGTTGATTGAAAATACGACATTATATCAGTCGCGTTACTTAATGTGTTCTGCGCTAAATCCATGCTGATGTTGTGGTCCTGTAATTGCTGTTTCAGAGTGTCGCTGAGCTTAATGCTTACGGTCTGCGCCTGCGTGTTCGCGATATTCGCCTGTATATTGGCAATCTGCGCGTTAATCTGCCGTTCCGTCTGGTCTGCCGTTATGCCCTGATAGTACCATTTCATATTCGTGTCGTATGTCTGTAAACCCAACTGGTCGCGGCTATACGCCATTGTATCTTTGAACTGCTGGTCGCTCTGGTTGTAATTCGCCCAAAATTGCTGGTCGCTCTGGCTCAATTTCGCCATTTCGATACCGTAATTATTTTTAATCTGCTGTGCCTGATTATCAATCTGCTGTTGATTCTGACCGGAAGTCACGCCGAATTGATAAGCGTTCTGCGCCGTCGTTGTGTTGAATTGATTATTGTCCTGCGCCAGCGCCGCATACTTATAGGCGTTGTCAGCCGCCGCTTGGCTTTGATTGTAAGCCATACTCGCGTCAAACTGGTTCTGATTCTGCGCAAGTTGGCTGTACGCCAATGTCTCGTTGCTTCCCGCCTGCAATGCGTTCAAGCCGAGATTCGCGCCGATAGCGTTATTCTGATATGCCGCATTATTCTTGTCGTTGTATAAACTCTGCAACCACTGATCCGTGCTCAGCTGCTGCCCGAATGTGTTTGTCAGGTCGCTGGCTTTCAGACTGTCAATTTGCTGTTGAGCTTCGGCAATGGAAATCTGCCCGTTGTTGACAAGCGATATGATAGCGTTCTGTATATCCGCCAACTGTTGGTTTCTCTGCATATTTATGTCGTTCTGCTGATTGCCGTAATTCGCCCTGTTGGCAACGTTCGCGCTCTCCGTCATGCCGCCGGTTAAACCCATGCCCGCCAACTGCTGAGGTATATCCCTCTGGTTCTGCATCATGCGTATATATGCCTGTCGGGCAAGCGCGTCCTGATTCTGGTTGACCGTGTTTTCCTGCGCCTGATACTGCTGACGCCCCTGCTCGACAGAAGCAAGTATCGCGTCTCTGTACGCCTGCATGGAAGAATCGCGCATATTGCTCAACTGCTGCGAATACGCGTTGAACATGTCGTTGTAATTGCCCTGTTGGCTCGCAAGCCACGCCGCGTTGTCGTTCAGCGAATTTGCCACATTCTGATTGTATGCGTTGTACATCGACATAAAATCCGTGCTATTGCCGCCCGGCACGCCGCTGCCGGAACCTATATATGCGTTCGGCAATGCCGAATAAGCGGCTCCGCTCCCAGTTGGTTCAGTAAATCCTGCCGAATCGCCGAGCCCTGCAGGAACGTTTGAGTATGCTGTATTATATGGGTTGTAATGCCCGGGGTCTGTTATTCCGTCATATGCGCCGCCGGAGACCCACTGTCCGGGGTTGTTGCTTCCGCCGTCCCACGTCGAGACCGTCGAATTCGACGGATATTGACTCGTATTTACTCCCTGAGAGTTTAAACTCGCGAGCTTTTTGTCTCTCTCCGCGAGATTCTGATTAATCAGCGTATTAATCTGGTCTACAGTCATACCGCCCTGTGTGCTCGCCATTCCGCCTACTGTCTGTTGTTTTTGTAACTGTAACTGATTAATCTCAGCCGCATAATCTTTATCCGGATCATACCCTAACGTTTTATCGTATGCCATATCCTCTACTCCAATCTATAAAACAAAAAGAACACATATAAAATTTTTTATGTGTTCTTGACATTTTTATTTTATTGTTGTATAATATAAATAGAAATCTTAAATAATAGTTATGGATAGCAAACCGTCATCGGCAAAATGACGACTGCGGTTCAGTTCAAAAGGCGAATAGGAAAGTTAGATTAAGTTAGCCGTCCCCCTGAAATTGAGGCGGCTAACTTACTTTTATTATGAAAATGTACATAAGCAATAATATTATCACTATGTAAATCAATACTTTTTGTAAGTTACGATGTTTCACAATTTCCACCCCCCTCTATCTTAACTTCTTTTCAGAAGTTAATAGGGCGAAAACTGACCGCCTTGCTATCCATGTATTTAATTATACAACATAAACATAAAAAAGTCAAGAAAAATCTAATCTAAAACCTTGCTCTCTTATAAAACATCATATCCGTCAGTACGTCCGTGCCGTTCGGCTTGTGCGTCTGCTGATGTGCAGGCTGAAACGCCGCCAACGCTGTCAGCAGTATCTTCCCAGTTGCCGGGTCAATATCCACCTGTATGGAACTGTTGCCGCCGTCCGCTATCTCAACCTCGCCGTGCAGACTGTTGAGGTTCGTCACCCTGTCGCTGCCCCGCTCCGTATCGAAATTGCTGATAATATCGCTTATACGCAAGTTCAAACTGTCAATAAAATCCTGCATTGTCAATGTGGCTCCGTCGTCGTTCACAGTCATATCATTCGGATTGCCGATAATATCTTCAAGCGGCACAGGATTGCCGTCCTTGTCTTTGATAAGTATTTCAGCCGCCCCGTATGTTATAACCGCGTCTATAAGACTGTTGATTCTGCCCGCGATAAACTCCGGCAGTTTGTCAAACACATTCTTATTCTCCTGCACCGTCCCGTGCAATCTCGACCCCGGCGCGGACTTCACGTTTATTAACCCTATCTCGTCGCCTGTAATTTTCTGCTCTATTAAACTCATAACACCCTGCTACTTTCCCACCCTTGCCCTCTTTAGTAAAGAGGGTGGCGCGCCCCGAACATAGTTCGGAAATAGGCGCGACGGGTGTTTTGTTATTTAACCCTTGACAAATTATCTTCCGTATAAACTTTTATAATCTCGTGTATGCCAAATCCCTCGTTGATAACATCGTTGCGCATAATAATCATCAGCCGCTTGTACCGCTTGACTTTCCTGCGGAAATATATTTCCTGCGGACTTTCGTTCGATTCAAACGTAAACCGCTCGAAATCAATATCGTTCCAGTCAAATAAATCCATAGTCATCATTCTTACAAATAAATCCGGATTGCCGTCAATGACGTAATATATCTTTCCGCTTGTTCTCGGCATAGGCGACAGCACCGCAAGACACCCGCGCCGCACTAAACTCTTGAACTCATGCGCTCCGCTGTCCGCGTCGTTCGGCGTCGCCCACTGGCATACGACCGCCTGACCGCCCTCAATCTGTCCCGCAGAATTCATATGTCCGCCGTCGGAATACATATCCGAAGCCGCTATATCATAATTAAACTTGCATATCTTCCCGTCCGCCGTACCGAAGTAAAGTACTCTGCCTTCAATTCTCGACAGCGATAACCAGCATACAGCCGGAACGTTTTCCCAGTAATACGCCTCGAATATATAATCGATACTCGTATCAGTCCTGTTGTTGTTCGCCGTCTTATGCCGCCCGTCCAATATGTAACATCGCCCGTTCACGGCTAATATATAATATCTATTGAACTCGCACGCGCATGCATTTTCAAGACCGTCCTCGTTGAGCATTTTCCTGTCAAGTAAATACGACCTGTTGCGTAATGCCCGCTGATATGTAATCGGCGAGAGCGTAATCCCATGTATGCCGTTTCTCGACAGAAACAACGGCTCGTCATTCAGGTTCACAAACGAATACTTTGATACCGCGCCGATACCAGTAATGCCCGGCTGTGTAGAAAACACTGCCTTGTCGTATTCATTGAAGCCCAAATCCTGCACAGCCGCGCTGCGCAGAAATAATGTCGTGTCCTGATTGTTGTCCTCTTTTATAATCGCTAAATACTCTCCCAACTTGTGATACCCTATCACCGACGTATCGTCGCCGCCTATGACCTCGTATGCTATATCGGGGAAATAGCTCGGCGCGAATATGCCGGAATACCAGTCATATGCTTTATAATCCGGATTGCCGGACACGAACACCCTGTTGTCTCCGCCCGCGCCGTATAATGCCCTGACCGTGCACTTCTGTATTCTGTCGGCATACCCGTCTATCGTTTTCGAATATGTGATAAACACATTGTCCTCGCCCGGGACCTGCGGCGGCAATGGGTTGGGAAACGTAACCGTGCCGCTGACCCTGTCAACCGTGAAATCCAACCCCTCATCTAACGCCGCTCTGTCGCCTCCGGAAGTCGTAACCTCAACAGTCACAGGATCGCTGTCAATATCATTCGCCGACAATTGGAATACTGTGTCTGTATCGTTGCCGAGGAAATCCTCTTCGCGCCACGGCGTAAGCAGATTCACAGCTTCATACGGCGTGCCGCCGCCTGTAGGCAAACGCGATATGAGTATAACCGGCACTTTCGCATTATCCGAAACCGGACTGACCGTTTCTCCGTCAAAGACAAGATATTCCCGTCCCGTCATTATATATAATCCGTCCTTGCCGTTCTCCCGAAAGAAGAACGCTGTCGAACGCGCATTGTTTACATCGTTATAAATTTCTTCACACACAGGCTGAGTATGCTCGGAAATTCCCGAATTTGAAAAATTCGTCGAATTTCCGGCATTCTCAGCAGTGTCATTCCACATATATATTTTCGTGCCGCCGTGCGCGACATAATAATCCACGCCGTCAATCTCCGCAAAGAATAACCCGTTGCACGGACTTTCTATATAGTGTAATATTCTCCACCCGACGCGTTTTACCGGATTGCCGCCCTCGTCCGATATGATATTCGGGCAGTACGGCGAACGCGTCTTGTCGACAAGCGACGGGTCAACAGAGAAGTCCACACCGCGCAAATTGCTGTACGCCGTGACTTCCCGCTTCCACTCCGCCTGTCCCGGCATTTGCGCCGGCGGCGTAATGTATTCATAAAATCCAGTTCTCTTGTTTATCATAATTAATCCCACCAACCCGTAGTATTCTCCAGCCTCGGTCTCGTAATCGTATCTTCAGAATTCTGCAATATCTGATTTTTGAGCACATCATACTCATTCCAGTACATAGCCGCCTTTGCGGGTTCGTCGTCAAGCCATATCCAGTGCGAAGCCAATAACGGCACAAGCGGCAGAACGTCATGATCCAACTCTATCTCAAAATCGTCCGGCGTTCCTGAATAAGAAACTATCGGCGGAGGGGACGACTGCGCTGGAGACCCTGGGCTCGGAATAATTCCTATGCTTATGCCTATGCCAGGCTTATACTCCGTAATAACCGTCGGCTTCTTCTTGTACCATATATGCGCCTTTATGCCGGATGTGAGCAATTCATTCGGTATAAGGATAATACCGCGCTTCTGCGTCTGGTAACCGACCAACGGCTTATAATCCCCGTCCGCCGTTTCAATCATGGGAATATCGAACGCGAAATCGTAAAACCGTTCGCCCGCCAGCTTGCGTATATTGTACTGGCTGAACCCCGTTTTTTCGCCGCGCCCTTTGTCCACCCTGATAACATACTCGCCCAATATCGGACGCACCGTCGTCGCAATAATCTCAATCGCCCTGTTGACCGAAAAAATATACGCGTCTTTATTCTCTTCGTATATGTCCTCATACTCGTAATTGACAACGTTAAATCCCAACTCCGTAATCTGTTTCCGCAATTCTATCCACGTCATAAATACGCTCCCGTAGGGGCGATCGTCCCCGATCGCCCGTTAATTTGAACAAAAATAAAACCTACGCCGTAAGCGGCGGAAGCGGCGTTCCAACCTGCGCGCCGCCCATTATAACATGCCTCCAGTTATAGAACCCCGCAGAATATCTCGTATACCCATTCCATACAAAGTTGCGCGTTTTCTGGTCGATTTCGTTTGTGATGTCAAGATTCTCGCGTTCCCAGAACGTCGAACCCATAAGCGCGTTTTTCGCGTCGCTTGACATGAGTATGTACGGCTCCGTACCGTCCGCCGCTTCCCATAACTGATTGACGACTAACTTCCATTTGCCGCGCTGCGTGTTTATGTCGTTCCAGTTGTTGCCGATTTCGCCTAAAGACCCGATAATCACTTTAACCTGATTTTCAAGCCTCGGCGTATTGCCCGGTATGACAACTGTGTCAAACGTATACCCCTGAACGTGCCCGCTGTCGTTTTTGAATCCTCTGCCCCAGATAGCAAGCCTGTTTATCATCGACGTATCGGTCCCAATCGGATTGGTGAATACATTGGACTGCGCTTTAACTCCCGGACGTTTGCCCGGGTGATCTGTTGCGAATAACGCTTTCCCGTCGCCGGTCGTCTTGTCTAACTTTTTCCCGCCGTACATAAACGTGCTGCCCTCTGTGACAAGAGCCCTCGTAGCAAACTCCAGCCGCGACCTGTGGTAAGCGTTGGCAAAATTCGTCGCCGCCACACGCGCCTCGTCAATGCGTCCGTCTTTTATCATTTCACGGGTGACTTTGAAATCTTTCATAAAAGCAACATGTTCAATCAGCTTGCCGAAGCCCTCTTCAACCTCGTCCGATACAGCCGCTCCGCCCTCCGGCACAATCTCAAAATCCGAAAACTCAGTAAGTCCGCCCATTCTTTCGCCGGACTTTTTGGACGACTTGACTAAAAATATACTTTTGAGCACCGTTTCAAAGTCATTCTTAGCCACGCCCGTCATAGCGTCCTGCAATATTTCCGTGATATAACCCTCGACAGCTTTATAGACGCTGTCATTTCTGCCTGATAATTTGGAAAATACAATTCCTGCCATATTTTAAATACCTCGTTCCTTTTGATAAATATAAAAAATCTTAGTTAAATTCCCCTCCGTGGAGGGGTGGCAAACGCGGCAAATCCGCTTGCGGATTTATAGCGTTTGACGGGGTGGTCTAATTTTCTTCCGGCGCAGCTACATCAATAAAACGTCCAACAACTCTGATTTCGCCGTTCTTCAGCGTATCGACTGCCAAGACCTCGAACGGACCGCCTGTCGCCGCCATAAGATATAACCCGTCCGCGGACAGCTGTAAATCGTCGCCGATATTCGGCGCGGCTTGACCCGCCGCCATAAACGACTGATAAAAATGCGTGTCAACCACTACGTTGACCGGGAAAAGATTATCGGGACTGCTCGGGCTTCCCGAACGCGCCGACAGCCATGTAGGCTTGACAGCCGCCCCCGCTTTGACGATAACGCCGCCCGTGAATACAAGAGCTTCCCCGCATTCCCACGTTGTGCCGCTTGTTGCCGGAAGAACATAAGTCACGTTGAAGTTTTCGCCGTTTTGGTTATTGCTCAATGTAAATGCCATAATAAATACCTCACTTATTTGTTTTGTTAAATAAAATTAATCTGCCGCTGATTGTTTTTGCAATTTCATCGCCCTGTTGTACCGCGCCCTAATCTGCGCAGTCGTATCGTCGGGGAACCACTCTTTCCACTGCCGGAAATCCGCCGCAGGAACTTCCACACCGTCCTCGCCGCCGGAAGAACCGTGACCGCCAACAGGCTTCAAATGGTCTTTTGACGCTATGTTTTCAGCCCGCGCATTGGCTTTCTTTTCCGTAAGACTGTCAAAATTTATAAGTTTATACGCGTCCTCAGCCGTATAACCTTTCGCCCTGTACTGTGCAAATTTGTCGAAATTCGGAATGTCTTTGATATTGTTCGCCGTAACGGTTGAATCAAATTTCTTAACCGCTTCTAAATCCGCCGAATAAATCCTGTCTAAATCTTTCTGCCTTTTAAATTGCTGAAACTCCTGATATTCAGGTGATTTTTGCAGCTCTGAAAGAGCCGCGCTTTTTTCTTTATTCCGGCGTTCGATAATCTCGTCGATATTGCCGCCCGCCATGAACGCTTCAATCCCCGCCGCCAAATCTCCTTTGTAGTCGAAGCCGGACTTTTTCATAGCAGCCTCAATGTCTGCCATAACCTTTGAATTCTGCTGTAATTTCGCCTGTAATTCTGCCGTTTGCTGTCTGGCTTTTGTTAATTCGTCGTCCGGCTTGGTCTCTTCTGCTTTACTATCCTCTGTATCATCTTCTACGGTTTCTTTTTCGCTTTCTGTCTCGACGATTTTCCCGCTCCCACCGTCTGACTGTAAAACGGTTTCGCCGCCTTCTGTTCCTGTTTTCTCTGACTTATTCTCCTGTTTAAATTCATTAAGAGCCTCCTCAAATATATTTGTATCAATGTTATCTAAATTTTCACCCTCGTCAACAACTTCAGTATCGTCTTCTTTTTTAATTTCGTCTGGCATATATTATTTATCCCCGCTTTCCGTTTTAGAATTATCATCTGCTTGTTTATCAGATTTTTTATATCCATATTTACTACACGCCGGATTCCGGCACTTATAAACAAATGTTTCGCTGTCGTCATTCCTGACAACTTTGTCAACGCTCATTTCAACACCGCATATCTTGCATTTCACTGCATACCGCCTCCCCCCATCGTCATTTGTTGAGGCGGCATTCCGCCTGTAGGGGCGATCGTCCCCGATCGCCCGTTTGTCATCATCTGTCCGCCCGGCGGTCCCTGCTGTGATTGCATACCCTGCGTCTGCTGTGCCATCTGCATTTGTGCTTGCATAATTTGTTGTTGCTGCGCCTGCGCTTGCATTTTCTTTATCTTGTCTTCCCAGAATTGCACACCCGCTTTAGCTCCCGCAACGCCCAGCAACTCCTGCTGCCGCCAGTAGAATAATAATGTTTCAGGGTCTTGCGGATTGCCGAACGCGCCGTTCTGGAAACTGCTGTCTAACCTCTCCAGCTCAAACATATTCTCAACGCCCGTGCCGGTCTTGTCAACGTCGAATAAATATCCGTCGTCCCACCGCCAGTTACCCGCTTCGTCGCGCTCTAAGAAATCATATCTGTTAAACACATATTCAATCGGCTTGCCGTCGTACCCAACGCCGTAATAGCTTCTCGGCTCGTCCATGTACGCCAATGCAAATTTGAATATCATCTCGTATATATTCGCATACGCCGCCTGCTTCATAACAAGAGGCGACATCTGGTTCTGCTGCGACTGCGCAATCTGCGCCTCTTTCGCACGTCCGGACTGTGCCGTGCTGTCCGGCTTGCCCTGATAACTGTCCGTAATTCTCAATACCGACTTCGCTTTCTGATATTCTTCGTGCATAAGCGCAATATCTTTTTCCGGAACAAAATCAAGGGCAACAGCGCGTATCATACTTATCTGGTCGGGACCGTCAACGTCGATAGGCTCGACGTCGTTGTCGCTTAACCTGATATTCAGATTCTTCGGTTTAGTCAGATAACTTCCGGCTTTCAACGCCTTAGCCATACACTTAGTGTAAAGCCTGTTCGCGTTCTGCTGATATACCCGTATAACGTCGCAGTCGGATTTCCCCAGAAACTCATAATCAGTAGATACATTCTTGCGTACCACCACCGGAAACCTACGCGGGTAATAATACGGTATCTGCGTCTGATGAACATACGGTAAAGTCGCCGAGTTATCAACAGGTTCATGCTGAAGTTGCTCGGAAATTCCGGCAATTTCATTGCTCGAATTTCCGGCAACTTCAGCTAAGTTATCTTCGCTGTCGGTATTATCAGCCTCTATCGTGTTTGTGTCGCCTTTGTTTGTGTTTGTGTCGTCGTAAACATGGAATGTCTGCACACTCCCGTCGTCGCCTACTACCGGCGTGAGCGACGGAATAACCCGCCCGTCCGATAACGGTATATCGTGATACACAAGTTCAAAATCTTTCGACCGCTTCTCCCACATGTCAGCTCCGCAAAAACACTTTTGTTTCTTATCAATCGGACGCGGTCTTCCGCAGTTGCCGCATATTTCTGACTTCCGCGCTTCGTAATCGTCGTCGTCGATTATAATCTTGTCAAGCACCCACGAAATACACCCCGTCCTGCCATTCTTGTTTCTGTAATAACATACAACCTGCGTGACAAGATTCTGCGACGTGTTTGTGAGATTGTTGGATTCGTGCATTTGAGCGATAGCCGACGGGTCGGAATAGTCTAAGTTTTCTTCGCTAACGTCGACGTCGTATTTTGCTTTAATCCGTTCTTTTGTTTCCGTAAACGTGACAAATATATAATCCATGTATTCAATGCCCAGAACACCCGGCTGCGGAATAACGCTCGACGCTGTCAATCCGCGTATATTAATTTCGCCGATTCTGTCAAATGATTCCTGAAAATTATCCCACTCAATCAGGAAACCGCTTCCGCCGTCAATCTTGCATGTGCGCTCGTCCATGTCGTTGATATATTCAAACGGCATTCTGTCAATTTCGGATTTGCATAACTGCTCTATGACTTTGGCGTTCTGCATATGGCGCGCGTCCATAACCCGTGGCGTAACTTTTACGGGCGGAATATTGCTGTTGACGGTGCTGTTTACAAGCTCGTATGTAAAATTCCACACATGCGCCGCGGCTTTACCTTTATCCAAGTCCGGCGAACCGTGATACTGGTCTCTGAACTTTTCAAAATTTCCAAGCTGCAGATAATACGCGTTACGCGCAAGCATATACTTTTCCTGCCAATAGACTAACCGTTCGTCTTTGCCTTGTTCCAACTTGTACCGCTTGTCATTCTTAACTTGAACTTGTTGAGAAATCGAAAATCTTTGATTTTCAGATTTCTCTATCAAGTTCAAGCTCTCTTCATGCTGGTTCAAAACGGATTCCCCCACTTTCTTATAAATTCTTTTTGCTCGTCAATGTCCGCGTTGTAATAATCTTCCCACTGACTGTCGCGCCACTTAACCTGCCTGACGTTCGGCTGTACAAATACTGTCTCTTCGCCTGTCTGCTGCCCTCTGACAGCGTGCGCGATAGCCAAAGCCATAACCAAATCGTCATGCGCGCCCGCCATAGCTTCGGGACGCCCTTTTTCGTTGCGGACAAACGTCTGCATTTCCGACAGCGTACCATAATCGCCGACATTCTCCGGTCTCTCTCTGAACGCCTTAATCAGCCCCGATATGATTGTCTGCCGCGAATTAACGTCCGTCCTAAAACCGTAACTTTCCGCAAGCCTGCCCGTGTATGTGTCCATATGCTCTGTGACATACTGCTTTGTATATCCAAGCCGCTGTAATTCTTTAATCGGGTACATGCTGAAATTCTTCTCAATGGCAATCAGCGCGGTATTGTAATACTTGCCGAGACAATACATCTGCCTCGCATATAAATCCTCGTCGAACTTGTGCCGCAATACAGCGACCTGTTCGCCTGTGATATTGTCGATAACCTGTCCCGCGAACCAATCCGCGCCCTCGCCCGCAGTGTCGCCGCCGATAACATACGGTCTGCCTCTCTCCGGCTCTTTGTAAATGCGCACATATCCGTCGTTTCTATTCTTGCCCTCTTTAGTAAAGAGGGTGTCACCCGCAGGTGACGGGTGTTTTGTTTCAAAAGATATATCAAACAATCCATTATTGTCCTCGCCGTATAAAAACAATCCCGTCTTGACAGGCTTTATTCCCGCCGTCATACGCTCGGCAACTTTCGCCGCCGCGAATACGGTATAGCCGTAAACGCCCCATTCGCCGAGACAATACACCTGATAATAATACAAGTCCGTCTCTTTGAAACTTTCAAGCAAAGCGATATAATCGTCTTCTAAGAACCTGTTGTGCCTGTACGTCGTTTTCAGGAATGTGCAGTTATCCGGCACCTCGTCAATGAACCGCTTCTTTAGCCAATGATTAACATCAATCGGGTTAAACGATAACACAATCTGTTTTTTGCTCTTGCCGCCTCTTAATCTTACGTCTAACTGCTTGAAGTCCGGTTCTTCGATCTGGCTTGCTTCTTCAATCCATATATCAGTTAGCTCGCCGCGTTCAAACGTAATCGATTTCAACTTTTCCACGTCGTCAAGTCCGGCAAATACAACTTCGTTGCCATTGAGCGTGCATACAATCCGCATAATACTTTCGGTTATCTTAAAGTACGCGCTCAACCCCCACTGATTGATAATCTGCTTCAGCAGGTTAAACGTAGACGTTCTGTTATCTTTGGCATACGCCCGCACTACAAGCAAATTGAACTTTGCGCATTCCAGCAATTTAATAACATATCTTGAAGCAATAAAATAACTCTTACCGCTTCCCGCGCCGCCATAGAAAATAAGGTATCGGCTGTCGTTGTTCAAGTAAGGCAAATATATATCGTTGAACCGCCGAGGCGATATGACAAACTCCATTGTTTGATTACTCATTCGTCTTTCCCCGGTTCTCTGATTACAACTTTGACGCTCAATCCCTCGCCGGACAAATTTGTTTCCGTCTTTGCCGTATATCCATACTTAGACATCCATAATCCCGAAAGCTGTGTCGGAATTACGCCGAGTTCGAATTTTTTGCGGGCGTCGTTTTCACATTCTTCCTGCATACGCGTAACAGTGTCCTTATATGTTTCTTTGTTGGCATAATTCGCATAAAAAGCAGAACGCGTCAAATGAATAAACTCGCAGAATTCATTGATTGTATATGTAGTACAGCGCTGCAAATCTTTGCTTACAAATTCGCTGTTTTTCGCGCTGAATTCGTGAGTTAAAACTATCCGATTGTCGCACTTGAATTTAAACGCTTCCCATGCGTCCTGTAATTCTTTGTCAGTTTTTAGTTTTCTTTTTCCGTCGCCTGCCATAAATCACCGCCACTTTGATATAAAAAAAGATAGAATTATTCATCATAATCCTATCATAACATTTTTTATCGGCGTGCGCGTGATAACTTTTCGAAAAATCACATCTTTTTATCTAACAAATAAAAGAATTTTCTCCTGATTTTCCTGTAGAAATTTGTTCTTCCTGACATAATAATAACGCCGCCAGCCATTATTTGCTCATATGTAACCCCTTGCGTTACATTATCAAGCAACGCTTCACAATCATCAGACCCAGCGGCTTCTAATGCTGTTTGTTCGATTAATTCGCATTTTTTCCAGTTTTTATTCCTGAACTCATCGTATCTCATACAGAAATGATATAACTCCATATACGCATGATTACTTATTTTATATTCGCCGTTATATTTCCCCATAAACGCGCACATCCCCCTTGACAAATGACTAAAAACTA